CTCTCCAGAGCCCTCTGTCATACAGTTGACACTGCCCCCCCCCTAGCTGTTGTGTGTTTCACGTGGAACATACAGCCGCTAGCGTGTCAACACTTCGGCAGCAGTCTTCTTTCCGTGACACGTTCGACATAGTCCCTGTAAGTTACGAACATTCCAGAATGCAGTCATATCGCCACGATGTGGCTCGATGTGGTCTACCTCCGTGGCCGGCGTAAGCTCGAAGCGAGCCTCACAGTGAGCGCAGAGAGGATGCTCTGCTAAGAAGGCGGCTCTCAGCTTCCCCCACTTCCTGCCGTAGTTCAGCCCTGGCGTGCCGCCATAGTGCCGTTTGAGATGCGAGACACGCTGGGAGGCATGATCCGAGCAACGATTGTGGCCTGATACCAGCACACTACAGCCAGGATGGGCACAGACGCTGGCAGGACGGCTCGGCATTCGTTACTCCTGCTGAATCAGGACCTCAAAGCTGGCGTCTTTGGTCTGCGCTGGCGACTCGTTGGTGACGATCCGATTGGTCACCGTGTAGCGATAACCCAGCGTGCCTGCCGCGAGGCGTATCGAGGTCCGCCGATTGCCTGTGAGGATCGCATCCTCGTCCTCGGTGAGAGCCGTATCTCGACCACTAATGATCCATTCGGAGTCGTCAATCTCGACGCCTGTGGCCAGATGCTCTAAGCCCCAATCGACCACATAGACCTCTTCAGCATTAGGATCTTTGACGATGAGACCGCCTGAATGAATCTCTGTCATGGCACTATGATCGTCCTTGGCTCACTGCTCACCACGGTATACCCATCCTCGGTCACAATGATGGTTTGCGCTTTCACCGGCACCACCACAGTCACATCCGCCACCGCAGAGGGCCGTGGCTGCACCGTCAGGGCTGACCCTGCGGTGACTGTAATTGTCCCAGCCCCAGCCATCTGGATCGCCGTGCTGAGAGATCCAAGCCCTGTTACTGCGATCTGAGGCGCACCCGACAACCTGATCTGCGTCGTCAGGCTTCCTGCGCCTAGGAGGTCTACCGTGCTGGACCCAAAGAGTTCGGCGGCAGTGCCTGCGAGTTGCCCCTCAACCGTAATAACAACGGTTCCGCTCCCGCTGAGTGGAATGGCCGTCGTGAGATCGCTTGTGCCTGCAAACGTCACCGTGGCCGCGGCACTGAACCGAATGGCCGTGCTGAGAGCACTTGCGGTCGTGAACGTAACCGTGCAAGAACCTGCGAGTGGTATGGCCGTCGTCAGGTCTGACGTGCCTGTAACAACGATTGACGCGGAACCGTTCAGCGCGGCGGCAGTGCCCTGGATAGCCCCGAGGCCTGTGAAGACAACTGAACACGCACCGGCCATGCGAATCGACGTGCTGAGATCAGCCGCCGTCGAAAAGGTAATAGTTGGTGCGCTGGCAAACCGAATCGCGGTCGTGAGAGTGCCTGCGGTAGACACCGCAATCGTGCTCGCGCCACTCAGGGGAATGGCAGTGGTGAGCGCACTTGCGCCAGTGAGCGTGATCGTGGGAGCCGCCGTGAACCGGATCGCCGTCGAAAGCGTGCCCGACGCGGTGACAGCGACGGACGCCGCACCAGCTGGCCGAATCTGGGTACTGAGACTCGAGGCGGTGCTGGCGGTAACGGTCGCCGCACCAGCCAGCGTAATCGCGGTTGTCAGCGTGGCGGTTGCGACGAGGGAGATGGACGCCGCACCCGCAAGGGCCGTGTCTGCGCCGGCAGGGGCCGAGGCTCCGCCTATCCACCTCGCAAGCAGTGAACGGACGCCGGCCTGAGCCGCCGGAACACCGTCCCGAAACAGGAGCAGTAGACTCACAAACTACCCGTTACGCAATCGTGACGTCTAAATCACCGATAGCGAAGCTCGGAGCCGGATCGCCGTTGTTGATCGTCTTGTTGGGTGTGATCGGACCCCAGACAAGCAAATTACCACCCGATGTCGCATCGAAGATGCCGAACGCCACGACCACGCCCCAATTCGCGGACGGCGCCGGAAAGGTAATCGCCGCCGCGTTGTCGGTTAAGCCGTTGGTCGAGCTTGCACCGGTCCAGTTCGCATCGAGCGGCGGAACATCGACACGGGCATAACTGCCGCCCGAAACCTCAGTGCCGCCTCCAGAGTCGCTGGGTGTGACCGTAAAGAGCGCCACACCGAGCACAGTGGGCTTCGTGAAGGAGCCCGTGCGAAAGATGTGCTTCCGCAATTCAACTTCGAGATAGTCACTTGCGTTTGCCACTGCAATCCCCCTCTAAATGACCCGTTTATCCGACGCCTTGAATCGAGAGCCGCTTGCCGGTGTAGTAGATGTCCAGTGTCACGAAGTCAATCGCCAGGGTGTTTGTCGTGTCATCCGACCAGATCGCCACGCCGAACCCAGCTGCATTCACAATGGCAGGCGTCAGGCTCAATGCGCCCCAGAGGTCGCCCGTGCCACCGACGGTAGAGATCACCTTCGTTGTCCCACTCACCGCAACAGCCGCCTTCGCTGAACCGATCAACGTCGGCGTCGTCGCTGAAATGATCTGCGGGATATAGTTACTATCCCCACCGCCTGATTCACTGGCTTCCACCCGAAGGATAATGCCGACGATCTGTGCGCCAGTTGGAATCGTAAAGCCGAATCCCGAACAGACCAGATAGTCTGTCGGCACGACCGCCGTCGCATCCGAGCCATTGTCGGACACCACGTTACCGGGATTCGTCCAGTCCGTATTCGAGGCGCGAGCGACCGTCGCCCCAGCCGTTGGAAAGGTGTTCCCGGTGTTCGGCATTAGACGAAAAACGCCACGGCATCGAGCGCCGTCGTTGGGGCTGTATTACCGCCAGCCGTCGTCATCACCGCTGCCCAAGACATCGCCGTCCCGAATGTGATTCCACCAGGCTGCATCCACAAGTTTGCTGCACTCAGCGCCGGGATAGTCAGCATGAAGAGGGGATTCGTGGTGCCGACGGTGACGCCGGCTGCGGCGGTGTTATAGACCTGGACATACACAACCACGGTATTCGGGTTGTAGATGTAATAGCCGACAAGTTTCCCCGCGCTCGCCTTGATCACTTGCGCCGCGTTGGTTAGAGCCGTGCCGCCATCAGAAGACGTGGAATTGATGGTCGAAGCAGCGGCCCCGGCGACTTCGGGAACCGTCAGCACATCGACATCACCGATGTTGGCCGAGCCGGCTGGTAGAGACGGCAACGCCGTGACCGGAATGCCTGTCGCGGCGACGAATCTGAGCTTGGCCGAAATCGATCCGGTTGCGCTCGCCGCGTCGGCATTCGCGCCGAACGGATCAGCAGGCACCGTGAGCACGTCAACGTCGCCTATATTCGCAGAGCCAGCGACCAGGGCCGGCAGCCGTGTTACATCAACGTCGAGGCCGTTCGTTGAATCACCCAGGATCGGTGCGGCGGCTCCGTCACCGCCCCCATCCAATTTGACGCGCTGATAGAAGACGCTTGAGACATCATCTGCCGCGATGTTCGTGCCTGTCCCGGCTGTGATAGGAACGTTGTCAGCCATTAGGTTGGATCACTCCCGATAATCGGTTCTGCCGCCGCATCCGTATCCACAGCAGCGGTCCAGGCCGTTGTCGTATCGTCTTCCTCGGTGACGGTGAGCGTGCCGCCCGCCAGGCTCCACTTGTTTCGCAGGAACCTGAGCGCATTCAACACCGACCGCGCAGACTCGCCGGATACGGCAGTCCAGTCGCGCTTGAGAATCGCATCCGCAATAGCGTTGACGTCGGTGGCGACAGGGCCAATCGTAAAATCAGCAAGCACGCGCACGACGGCAAACGTGTCCACCGTCTCGTCAGGCACCAGCACGACGAAATACCGCGAACCAGCCGCGTAGAAACCCGAGTCGGTATTATCTGAAAGATCAACCGCCAGCAGGTGCAAGCCCGTCACCGAGTCAAACGGGCTCGTCATCGTATAGCCGGCTTCGCTCGAGCGTTGGGTTGCCGATCCGTTCTTGTAAATCCGCACATCCGCCGCTTCAAACGCCGAGGAGGGCGCGATCGCCGCGCCATCGGTATCATGCGTGGTGAACGGGATATAGAGCGTGGCGCTGGCGTCTACTTGTCCGTAATGTTCCATCTAATTTACCCGTCCGCCACTATTGATCAGACCGCGATTGACGAGCCCCGCGTTCACAAGACCACGCGAGATCACTCCAGTCGTCACTAACTTGAACGTGGCAATCGCGTTGCGAATATCCGCCGAGGCCGACGCCGTGCCATTCGATTGATACGTGCCGGTCAATGCGACAATGCGGTCCTGCGTCTGATGCTGATGAAACGAGCCGTCTGTAAACCGCTCGATAGTGCTAAAGCTGCTCCCTGGCGACCATGTGGTGGTGGTATCCCGCAGATGATGCACGCCGTCCAATAGTTCATCGGCCTGTGCGGTGGTCGCCGTCGTTCCGCTGGTATAAGCCGCCGTCGTATCCCGCAAGCTAGACGTCTTATCGAGCGTCGAGGACAGCGCCACGCCCGAATACTCGACCGCCGTCAGCACGAAATACGATGACCCGCTGGCGCTGAGCGTGACCTGATGCCCGGAACGCCCCGCAATATTCTCAGCGTAGTAAATCCGCACCGTGCCGGCATCTTCCAGCGTTACGGCTTGCTGCACCGTGCTACCGTTGTTATCGCTCATCGTCCACGGGAACCACGCATCCCCAGCGGCGTAATAACAACTCGCAAAGATCGCGAGAAAGTTCCCGGCAGTCGTTGGACTGTCAAGCGTGACAGACAGCGACGAGCCAGGAGACACCGAACCAGACTTGAACTGGACTCGTGGCATCTATTCCGCTTCGAGCGTAACCGCCGTCCGCATGGTCTGTGTATTGATCATCGTCGCCCGCAGCTGCCGTGCAGGGTTCCCCGTATCCGGCAACCCAATCCGAATGCGCGACACCGTGAGCAGTTGCCCGTTTGGATCGTTCACCGTCCCGCCACTCATCGTCGCCCGTCCAAACTCCCGCCACACCACGCCGCCGTCCGTGCTTGCTTCAAAGATCATCGTGACCAACGCAGGATTCACTGGCCAGTTCTCGCGAGTCAAGGACATCTGCGCGAGCCCATAGCTGGCGTTCACGGCAGCTGACGGCCCGATCACCCGTGTGTCGGCGTTGTAATTGCGCGATGGTGCGGAAAAAATGACTTCCAATTACTTTACGATTGGCTTCCCTGGCTTCCCCGGACCCCGCACCCACACCTCAGAGGCGTCCGAGCTAGCCGACTTCTCGCCGCCCGGACCCACTGCACGCACCTTGAAGGTGTAGCGCCCAAACTTGATCGGCTGGATACTCAGCGTGACTTCGACCTCTCCAGCAGCGTTCACGGGCGGATCGCCGACGAGGATCGTGGACAACACTGCACCCGCCTCAGTGACGACGTCCACTTCGTGCTGGCTGTCTTCGGCGTGATCCGGACAGGTAAACGCGATCACTGTCGGATTCACTGGTGGAGTCGCTTGGATCGTGACGGCGAGAAGTAAAGCGGTCAACATCAGGGCGTGCCTTTCTTGAGAGTGCGAGGTTTCATCAGCTTGCGTGTGCGCGTTTTATTCGCACAGGAAATCCCGCAGTGCTGCTGATGTGGAAGCGATGGGCGAGGACGAAACGCACGCCGACAGTGCAGGCACCGTCTCGGCTGAACCGACACCCACCTCTCTCGAGCACGCGCTAATTCGATGAATGCTTCGGTGTCACCCGACGAGGTATCAGGATGGACAGCCGCTAAGGCTAACCGCCAGCCATGCTTAGTCGTAGGAAGTGGATGGACTACGGACAAACTAGCGTAGAGTGTAACACGGCTGTTTCAGGATGCGCCCTCCTTCCGCTCTGAGGCGGCACGCGCCGACAAGTCGCTGGCAATTTCAGCGGCTAGTTCAACGCTCAGCAAACCGAGGACATCGTTCTGGCCCTGCGCTCTCGCCTCTCGGAGTTGAGCCTCGGCAGCGTCCGCTCTGCGCTTTTCTGCGAATGCAATGCGCCCGATGCTCTCGTTATCTGACTGTAGCGTGGTGATCTGCTCGGACTGCGCTCGGTGTGCGGCCTCGGCAGACTTCAGTCTGTAAGCTAATCCCAATACTTCGTCGTGCTCTGAACAAATAGCCGCGTCAGCCTTCAGCCGTGCGTTCTCGGCCTGTAGCGTGGTGATCTGCTCGGCCTGCTGCGCTATTTGCAGCGACTTTTCGACACGATAATTCCGCTGCTCGATCTTCAGCCGCTCGTTCTCCTCCCGTGAGGAGCGGAGCAGGGCAGCTGCTTGGCGATAGACGTCACCGGCTCCGTCTTCCCATTCGACATCAGCGTGACCGGCCTCTTTGTCCAACCAGTCTGCGAGCCGCTCGGCGTCCTGTAGGGGCGTCCCTGAATCGCTCATCGGCCACACTCGCATTCATCAGCGAACACGCTCGTATCATCGGCATCGACGGAGAGATGTCCTTTGCAGCCACACGCGAGAGTCTGGCCGTCGAACACTTCCTCGTCACCCTTGCCGAAGGCGGCATCGTCACCGCAGCACGGACATTCAATCGTCCACGTCGTGTGATCAGCGAGAGGCGTCGTCATGGGGCTGACTCCAGTTCATCGGCGCACCAGCGAATGCGGTCAGCTTGTTGGCTATAACCCTGCGCTTCGACGCCGTCCGCTTCCTCTCGCCACTGCTGGATCAGCCCCTGCTGCCGTGCCCGCTCGGCCCGAAGCTCTAGCGTAAGCCGCTCGATCTGCTCGGCCTGAGATTCGGCACGCGCTAGTAACTTGCCCTGCTCATTGTGGCTGACAGCCTTGCTTAACACGTCGAGTGCTATAGACAGCCGCTCGACCTCGGCCTCGGCCCACAGCAACCGCGCACAGACATCACGCCAACCCTCGGAATAACTGGTATGGCTGGAGACGACGCCTCTTAGAAAACCATCATCCTGCTTCGATGGCTCAGTCATGGGGCTGACTCCAGTTCATCGGCGCACGAGGTTAATGCCTCGCATAAGTTGTGATGCACCCACGGCTCATCACCATACCGCGTGCTCGGACAGAGCAGCGAGCAGACGTGCGGCTGTGACTGTTTCAGTAGGAATACCGAACGCTCTATCAGCCCCTGCTGCCGTGCCCGCTCGGTGGAGACGCCGAGAGCGAAAGCAGCTTCAGCAAACTCCATTACATCGCTCATTCTGAGCGGTTCGTAAAAGTCCAAATAGTTGGCGGCTTGCGCTCTCAGCTTCGCCTGGACCTCGGGAGAGACATCAGTCATGGCCGTTCATCCAGTTCAACAGTGTTGAGGCTTCGTCACGCCGGATCGGGCTGTTGGCCGACTGCGCCATCCAGTCGATGAGATGGCCGAGAGCTTTCTTCAGCGCCTTCACTTCCATTTTCAATCCGGCAATTTCCTGGTCATGCGTTCGGGGATCGGAGGGGGTCATCGGGAGGACTCCATTTCATCGGCGCACCGCAGGGCTTTTATTGCCTGCTCGACGCAGTGCCGTATGCCGGGATTAGTGTGAGAGTCGTTCATGTCCCACCGCGCCTCTAGATCCTCGACTAAATCTATGAGTGCCTTCTTCAGCCCCTGCTGCCGTGCCCGCTCAGAGGATTGACCTGGAGGCTGGACGTTGTAAGTCCATGACGTGAATAGGTGCCTTCCACCGTGCGATGGAGCCGACATACAGCGCCGCATTGCCCACAGTCCCCGCCCGTCGCGCACCCATTCTTCAGCTTTGCACTCTTGCGCTCTCAGCTTCGCCTGGACGTCGGGACAGAGGTCAGTCATTGGGCCGCACATCCTTCACATCTACTGTCTGCCGCTCGGCTAATGCGCTGAAGTTTTCTCTTGGCGCATCGGTCCACCAGGACGTGCGCCGTTGCTGCGCGACTGCAGTCTGATTCCGCTTCGTCGGATACGACGGCTTCTGATGCTCTTTCGGCTTTGGCTTAGCCATTGATCAGCCTCTTTTGACAGGGTAAGAGTCCGTGCAGCATAGCAACACTGTGAGCGTAGCGACTCTCGCAGATGCCCTTATGATGCGAACGGCACTCAGCGAACCAATCCGCCTCCACTTCCATAACTAGTGGCACCGGCTCCGTCCATTCATCAGCCCAGCGTCCCTGTGAGAGCCAAGTTTTCGGATGGCAGTAGTCCGCATACACCGGCTTGTGTTGCAGATACAGCCCGATCCCAGCAAGGAGCTGCGTCAATGTCGCGCCGTTATTGATGGCTTTGTCAAAGGCCTTCCGAGCCGCCAGCTTGCCGACCTTGCGAGGATAGGCGTGCCAGAACTGATCAAAATCAGTCATCGCGTGCCCTCCTCGTCTCTGGCTATAGCCGCTTGGATCACAGCGCATGCCAACAGCCATTCCTGAAACGTCACATCGCCGTCAATCCACGGGCGCGGAAACAAGCGAACGGCACGCCGAAGCGTCATCGCTTCTTCTCGACGTTTATCGGACATCGAAAATTCTCTAAAGTGCGAAGCGCAGAGGTAATGCCGTCGCGCCACTCCTGATGAGCGTTAACACTCATTAGCCGACTTCTCGCTCATCCCGCTCTCGCTGCGCCTTGACCAGTTCTGACATCTCGGCGTATTCCTGCCAGTATTCAGGCCATGTCGCTTTGATCTTCGCCAGATTGACAGGGATCAGCCGCAACGCAGAGTGTTGCTAATGCGCGAATGAAGCTGCCGCCATAGTTGGACATGTTATTGACGACCTTCCCAATCTGTCGGCATGTTTTACCCTCCAGAGACACCCTGGCTAATACCCCCGATGGCCCTCTGTGCCGCTGTGTGCCTGTTCTACACACAGTCAGATGCTTCCACGACAGCCTTCACCGTCTAGCCGCTCTCCGACAGCCATGCAGGACGCTTCCCAGGTATAAAGCGCCACGCTCGAGAGCAACCGGAACCAGCATGGGTAACATCGGGTGTGCTGGCCCCCTCCGTAACAACGACGGTGTCCCGGCTTTCAGGCGCGAAGCCGGAACCTTAGCTGGAATTGTGGCTAATGGAATTACAATAGGCGGGAAGCTCTTTCGAGCCTGTCCACCGCGATGCTTCCACCATCCGGTCGATTGACGGCCTGTCTCCAACAAAGGCAGGCCGTTTCGTTTTGTGATCATACGCCTGTCGCATTCACTTCTGCAAACAGTTCCTGATCGATCTCGTCCATGAGCGCCATCCGACGCCCGATCCAGCGCACCACGGGCACGGCCATGCTGTTCCCGAGTGCCTTGTAGCGTGGGCCGTCTGCCGCAGGCTTGCCGCGATAGGGGATTAGGGTGTAGTCGTCAGGGAATCCCTGAAGTCTTTCGCACTCCCGAGGCGTCAATCTGCGAACTTGCATCCCGCTTCTGATGGCTGGATAGGACATCCCCGGCTTACCACCACCACGGTTTAGTGGTTGCATAACGTCGCCCTCCCACACGTCGCCATCATGGTTTTCGGTAAACGCCACCGCGATTGTGTGCCCGTCTGTGTCCAGTGGGCCACTCATGTCGCCGTAGTGGAGGACATCGCTTTGCCGTGCATCGAAGGCCACCAGCGGTGTCCCGCGTCCGGTGCCATCTTCGGAGGCATCGAAGCCATCGGCGCGGAGACTGTGCGCGATCAGCGTCTCGGTTTCGTAGTCGATGCGGCCCATGCCGCCTGCGTTCAGGCAGTGCGAGATGTCGCCCGTGGAGGCGCTCAGAATGGGCACGACGCAATCCTGTTCTCGGCTCTCTCCTGCTCGGGATGTGCCCCTGCCGCTTCCTGTAAGGCTCGGTGCAGTGCGGTAGGTAACGTCTTGCCCCGCCTCTCGGCGCGGCGCAGGATGCCCTGACAGGCTTTCGCGCTCAAATAGAACCGCTGCGGCACGTCGCCAGTCTCCAAGATAGCCGACAACGAACACACGACGCCGTCGCTGGGCCAGTCCGAAGTATTGAGCGTCCAGGATTCGGTAGGCCCACCCATACCCGAGTGCTCCCAACGCCCCGAGGAAGGCTCCAACGTCCCGTCCGTCCGATGATGACAGGACGCCAGGGACGTTCTCCCAGACCACCCAGCGGGGCCGATAGCGGTCAGCGACGGCAAGATACGTGAGGGCGAGGTTACCACGCGGATCATCCAGTCCCGCTCGGAGGCCGGCGACGGAGAAGGACTGGCAGGGAGTTCCGCCGACGAGAACATCGGGAGCTGCATCAGGCCAGTCCTTGAACGTGGTCAGGTCGCCCCAATTCGGCACCTCGGGATAGTGATGTTTCAATACCGCGCATGGGAACTTCTCAATCTCCGAGAAGGCCACCGCAGACCAGCCGAGCGGCGTCCATGCGACCGACGCCGCCTCGATGCCAGAGCACACGCTGAGAAACTTCATCGCTGCAACAGCGCATTGTGAAAATCGAGCGCCTCAGTCGCATCCCGCAGGATGATCGGCTTCAGCCCTCGCCAGCGAGCGTGCCACGCCTGCTGATCCTCAGTGAGTTTGCCTTTGCCCGTCTTGCACTCCACCAGGAACAGCCAGTGATCCTTGGCAATGACCAGATCGGGAGCGCCCTTCGCGGACCAGCGGCCCACAGACCAGCCGAGCCGCTCGAGCGTGTCAATGATCTCAGGCTCAGTTATATCGCGCTTGGCTGATCTACGCATTGACAAACACCAGCGAGCGCCACACCCGCAACGGCCTGCCGTGAGTCGCTGGCCGGATCGAATCTCGCCGCTGCTCGGTGCGCTCGATGATCCGCCTCCGAGCCGCCGCCTTCATGCACGGCCCGAGGCCGCTGGCGTTGTTCTCGTCCATAACATCCGGCGGCACTTCCTCCCAGACCTGATCGGTCGTCAGCGTCTGATGCTTCCGAGCCGCACGCACGATAGCAAAGCCAATCTCCTCGGCCCATTCGTCGCTGGTATTGGCCTGGACCTTCGCCTGACCGATATCAGCTTGACGCTGTGTCTCGACAGGATCTAACACAGGCGGATCGAAGAGACCGTGCTGGCTACTCATGCGGATCTCTGCTCCTGTAAAACTTCAGCGTGCCGTTCGCGTCTCCGTGAATCGCCAGCCTATAGGCATGCACTTCGGCATGGCATCGCGCACAGATACAGGCCATGTTTTTAGTCGAATGCTCGCCACCAACCGAACGGAACCTGATGTGATGCACCTCGACTGTATCGGTCGTGTGACAATGCCTGCAGCGGAACTTGTCTCGCACGCGCACCAGGGAATAGACCATCTGCCTGTGCTTCTCAGCTTCGCGCTTCGTCGCCTTGCGATCAGCGGCACGGCTCTGCGGTTTTGGAAACATCAGTCCTGCCATTCAATCCCGAACATCTCAGCCCCGAGCACTTGGCACCGCTCCGTATACTCGCTGAACTCTTCAACACTCAGGCTCGCTGTGCTGCGAATCTTCCGCAGCGGACCATCTCCAGGCACTTGCAGGAAGTGGAACTTCAGTGCATTGTGCGCTTCCTCGTTCGTCATGCCTGATGCCTCCGCGATGGACGGCACCACGTAGCCCCAATACCGCGCATTGGCTTTCGAGCTTCTACGCTCCTTGCGCTTGCGGATCTGAACTTCCACCAGCCGCCCTGCGAGGCTTCTCACATATCGGTTGTAATCGTGCGGCCTGTCGAGCATCAACAAGCCAGCCTCGACCACCTTGCCCGTCCATGTCGGAATCACCGCTTGCGCGACACACGATAGAAGGCATCCTCGAGCATTCGCCGCTGGCCTTCGATCAGCAATTGCTCCATCCGCCCGTCTGGATCGTGCGCCCGTTCGATCTCGTAGACCAGCCCTGCCACGTCGCCATGACTCTCGATGGCGATCTCTTGCCGCCAGTCTTCCAGGGCTTCTGTCGGCGTGTCAGCTACGATGGGCCGTGAGCGCCGGTTGCCGTTCGGAGCGATGCAGACGCAGTTAAAGACAGGCATTAGAACGGCGCATCCTCGAGCGTGGGCTGTTCGGGCTGCACTTCTTCCGGCTTCCAGCGCACCGCTTCAGTGATCTCCGCAAAGCCCTTCTTATTGGGCTCCACCGTCACGACAACCGGCTCCCGGTCCTGCGCGATCTGCTCCAGCAGCCCGACAAGCTGAGCACCCTTCGCCAGCGCAATCTCGCCGTTATGGAAGGTCACATCGGCCCACTCAAACGTGCCACCGTTGCGTGTCTTGCGGCTCTGCTGCTCGATGCGCCGGATGTAGACCGCTCCTGCCGGCGGCTCAGGCTGATCCTTCACGGCCTCGACAACCAGCGGCGGAGGCTCCTGACGGATCGTTTCGACTTCTGTCTCATCCAACATCCCGAGTCCGCAGATAGACAGCGTCACTCGGCGCTTCGCCTTCGTCTCGGCTTTCATCAGACCATTGGCGAGCGATTCGCCTTTCAGGTTGCCGATGGCGACAGCTCCGGTGCTGGCATCGGTTCGCCCGTCACGGTTCTGCGCTTTCGCAGTAACCACGAACACGTCGCCAATGTTCTGCGAGGTCACTTCGGTGATGCTGACACCGTGGATCATTCGCAGTTGCTCGGTCGCGGCTTTGAGCGCATAGAGGATCAACTTGCCGTTCAGTTTGATGTAGGCAAACGGCTGCGTCAGCGGATTCAGGCCGATGGACTCGCAGACTCGCTGGTAATAACTCAACCGTTCCGAGTCACTGAGCCGAGACAGATCACCATCGAGCAGAACCTGCTGGATGATGGACGGATCAAGCGCCGGCTTCTGCGGCATCGGGAGCGGCATCCGGCGAGCGATATCAGCCACGCTTTCCATTACTGACCACCTTCCAGCAGAGACGCCACGCGATCCGTATCGCGAAAACTCACCACGATATGCCGACCAGCCGCAGCCTTCATCGCAGCCGCGAGAAACGCTCGCAACCCATGCACGTCAATCAGATGCTCGATGTCGTCCAGGCACGAGCCCTGCGGCAGTCGCGCAAAGCCGTCCGGCCCGATCTCCAGCCCTGTTGTGCGCCGAGCCTCGTCCCGAGCGGCTTCGCAGTCCGCTTTGGCTTTGGCGATGGAGTCTGGAGTCTGCGGGATATCCGGCCTGGATCGTTTCGGCATGGTTTGACCCGGACTGTCTGGTGCGGTTAGACTGTGCATGCTGTATCTCTCTTTCACGCTTGGGCGGCTGTTTCACGCAGTCGCCCTTTTTGTTTGGAGCGCAACAGACTGACCAGCCGGTAGCATGTGTCCGTCCCTCCCCTAGACCAGAATTGGCTAAGTTTGAGCCACGCACCAGCTAGTCAGCCTGTTCCACCCTCAGTCCTCTTCCTGCAATCGCCGCTCGATCATCTTGAGCACGCGCCGTCGCCGCAGTTCCGCATCAGCCCAATTCAGGAACCAGTGCCAGACCGCCAGCAGGATCAGCCCGAGCGCGACTAACTGGAAGACGATGAACGTGTTGCTCACTTGGCACACCGCTTCTTGAAGCAGTCTTGACACAGCGTTTCAGAAACCCACGGATCTATAAATGCGCCGTTGTGGTTTATCTTGCGGTCTGAATACTTGGCTCCGCAATCCTGACACGCAGCTTCTTCGGCTAGCCACTTGGTATAGGCTTGCCATATATCGCCTGATGCGAAGATTTGCCCCATCTTGGTCACCACTTCACACCGGCATCTTTATTCTGGAGCTTCCACACTTGCCGCATCTGATCGCAGAGCACTGGCGACTCCCGCCGCGTGAGGCTCTGGAACCAGGCACGCACAGCCTTCCAGAGCCTCACGAGGTCACGCCCATTCGCGCAATCATCCAGATTGCCAGCACGCAGACGACACAGATCAGCACCAGCAGCGTGAAGCCGTGATCTGCCACGCGCTGCGCTTCGTCCATCGCATCCAGCGGATCTTCGCGTTCTGATTCGAGTTCCAGGTTATCGCGCATACTCACCTCGAAAGCGCAACAGACTGCGCGACAGCCGATGTGTTCCTGCTTCTCTCTATGGTTAATGAGAAAAGCACACCAGCCGCCGCACGAGTCTGTTTCGCTCTCATGCCACACGCTCCTGATGCTTGGAGATGAGATAACGGCGAGAGGTCTTGTAGCCGAACGCTCGCGCAATCGCAATCGCGGTCTTCGCGGTTTGGCTCGTGCCTGACATAAACATGCTGACGACTTGCTCGGACAGGCCAGCCAGCCGTGCCAGCTCGCGCTGGTTCCAGCCCTGGATATCCATGTCGCGCCGGATCAGGTCCACGTCGAATCGTTGTGACTTCACTTCAGGGACGATACGCCCACAGCCGAAACAGTGTCAACAGAAAATTGAAACTATTTTAATTCGTCACGAAAATGCGCCTATTTTGGCCTGTTTCGCTTTCCCCTTCAGAAAATCAACAGCCGGTTGTCGCTTTCCTGGTTGACAGGTCTAATCGGTGGTTATATATTTTACCAATGGATCGAGTGTGCGCGAGATGTAGAGAGGCCAAGCCGCTCTCTGAGTTTTATGAGCCGCCGCGCTCTTACTGTCGGCCATGTTCCCGTAAGGCCGTGCTCGCATGGCGTGCGAAGTTCCCGGGTCGGAGATCGGCACATCAGAAAGTCGCTGCGGCTCTCAAATACGGCGAACTGGTCCGCCCTAATATCTGCGCCCGATGTGGAGAGCACACATATACCTGTGCTCACCATGAGAATTACCGGAAGCCCTTAGCTGTGACGTGGCTCTGCGACTCCTGCCACGCCAAGCGACACGTAGAACTGAAACGGTCCAGACCGCGCATAAACGGCAAGCTAGGCGGTAGACCGAAATCTAAGCAGAAGAAAGGATCAGCGAAATGACTTGGATGAATCTGTTCTCATGGTTCCGCCGCACGCCGGTCGAGCACAACTGGGAAGTTGAGTATCAGAAGCTCCTGCGGAAGCTGAGAGGCTGATCATGCCAAGCATCCCGCGTGAGAAGTGGCCGGTTGAACTGCTGCGATCCTTCGCCATTCGCGGCGTCTATGTCGGCGGCTGCGTCAGCCGTGGCGACGGCTCCAGCTTCCGAGCGAAGGCCCACGCGCACACGTCAGGACCGCATAAAGGCTGGCTGTGCTTCCGGCGAGTAGATCGGCTGTCCTGCCGTGAGCTGGTCATTCACGAACTCGCGCATCTGACAACAGGCCACGGTCACACCGACGTATGGAGGCACGAAGTCGTCAGACTCGGCGGCACACTGGATGCGGTGCCGGGAATGCTCAAAAGCTATCAGAAGAAACCGAGACGCTGACGAACGGCTAACGGCTGGCATCCCATCGGGGCGACGGAAGTCCCATCCAGCCGTAGCCGTCCATCATTCCTGTCAGTTGTCTTTGACGGTCGGACTGCCACCAGCGCCACCCTTCGGCGGCTCTTTGATGGATGTCACCGCTGCCGATGTCGCCCTGGTAAAGCCGAACGCGCCAGCCGCCGACGTGGCCACCGCCACCCAACCAGCAAAATACTGGAACGCCTTCGTCCTCTCAAACGTCCCTTCGGAATAGCCCCAGAACGCCACGCCAGCCAGCGCCAGCGCCAGCACGGCTATCGGGCCGTATTTGTCCTGCACGCCAGCCCACTTAATCAACTGCGTCAGCGCCACGACTGCGCCCGAGACAACGAGAATCGCTCCAGCATCCATATCGAATCTCCTTTTACGGTGTAGACGGCTCGAACGCCGGCACCCATCGAGCCGCGACCGGCGGCTGGTTCGCGGGATTCTCATCCTTCGCCCATGTCGGATACGCCGCACCTTCCGCGCCGTCGATCTGAAAGTCCCAATGCTGGCCGTCCTCGAGTGCCACGATGTCCGAGGTATAACCGCCTGGAGAGATCGAGTTCGCCCCGCCATGATTCGCTGATCCCGGCTTGGCTTTGACCATCCCGACGCCTGAGCCGCGTAGACTCCACGCCAGATGCTTTGCCCAGAGTGCCGCTTTCTCAATGTCATGCAGTGGCAGGAAGCCCTCGGGATTCGCCTGCGGATGTCCCGGCTGGAACTTGTCAGGGAAGAGATCCTTCCGCAGCTGCGTCACGAGCGGCAGTTGGTCGCCCAAGTCCACCGGAGGCGGATGGCCATTGACCGGCTCCTCTGTGACCTTCACCTTTGCAGAACCGCGCTGCGTGGCTTGCTGGCCGTCCTCGTCCCACGCTTTGACCAGCGGGAACCAGTCACCAGTGACGACTGGCTTGAACGCCATCCCGCGCACATAGCGCCCGTCTGGCTCCTCGAGGAAGCCGAACACGATCGGAGCCGCCCCGTCGCCCTCCATGCTCAGGCTGATCTTCTCGATGCGCGTGTCAGACGTGATATCGAACGGCAGCAGAAAGCCATTCGGATCGCGTCTGGAGACAGACCGCACATACTCGCCTATCGCAATACTGATCGGCACCGGGCCTCCTCCGCCGCCACCATTGGCCGGCGTGGTAATCGTGGACGAGAGTTCCTGATACAGCGGATGGACTTCCGGATGGTCCTCGTAGCCCGTGGCTCGCCAGTGCCCTGCCGAGAAGGCGACGAAGCCGACGCAGTTCGGCACGTCTCGCAGGAAACGCCCGAAGACAGGCACCAGAGGCCGCAGGTTCGGCGTGTTATTGGTATTGGACGTGTAGCACTGGCCGATCAGGCAAACCGGCCTACCGGCTTCTGAGGCTCGCTGCCGACGTGCCTGCTCGAACTGCGGGAGGCTCTCCCAGGTCTTCTGGTAGCCTTCCAGCCCGATCCAGTCCGCCGAAGGTGGGAATGCCACGCCATGCGGCACGTAGGCCAGCACGGGCAGCGGAGGCTGAAACGCCTGAGCCTCAACACAGGCCCGTTCAATGGCTGCGGCATCCCCATCTGGATTACCAGCGACGTAATAGGCCAGATCTTTGCCGGCAAGATCCTCGAGCACGGCAGGTTGATGTTCAGCCCACCGGATACGGCAGTTGGCCGGGAACGTCTGATTGTGGTCCCGGTCATAGGCTCCGAACCATAGCGCACGGTTGACTGCCGGGATCTCTATCGGCCCTTCGACCTCTCCGCATGCTGGCGAGTTCCGTATCTCATCCAGCGTCAGCCAGCGTGTCAGGGCTTGATTGGTGTCCTCTCGGACGCAGGCATAGCACGCCTGGTTGCCGGAACCATAGGCATTGACGAAGTGGCAGCGGCCCTCCTGGAGCAACCGCAGGACGCCTTCAAAGTGCGCCACCACCGGATCGTCGCCGTGACCTATCCTGTCACCGCCCTGCCCGATGATCACGCCGTTATCGAGCTCGGTCCAATCCCAGATCGGTAACGTCGGATGCTTGCGCGTGGCATCGCACGTCACGATCTCATTGGATGGTGTGACATAGCGATAGCCGACAGAGGGAGGACCGCCGAGAATATGCAGCGCGTTGTCCCGGTCATAGATGACGCTCTGCGGCCCGAAGGCAATACCGTGGCGCGTCCATAGACCATCCCATTCCCAGCAGTGATCATCGCCATGACCCACACCGGCAAACTGCCTCCCGTTCGGCGCTATCCGCACGTAAAGCAGGTTCTGGCCGTTAGGTAACGGAACGTCGAAATCGCCGAACTCTAGGTGACGGTCTTTGATCAGCGTGACAGAGGCATGACCGAGCGTCAGATCGCAATACCACTCCGTCATTTCACACGCTGCTCAGTCAACGCACACGCTTCACCGTTCGACGTGATCGCAAAGTCCAGATCTTCAAGCGTGATCCAGAACCGTCCCGACTGGCCCCATTCCTTGCCCCACGAGTTCTGCCCTCGAGCCGCCCGGACGATCTTCCCGCCACGCTTCACCTTGTCGTTCCAGCCATTGAGGTAGACGCAGTGACCGCCCATGTGTGACCCGCTGAAGCTGACGAATCCATCCGCATCCGTCTGCATCATGTGCTGCGTCCAGATCACGCCGATAACCACGCCGCCGAAGCCCGCCAGCATCCACGCTCGCACGTCCTCGCCGCTCTCAGCCCATAAGTAGCTCTGTGCATAGCCGAGACTGATCAGCGTCTTCGCGCCGGCTCGGACGCTGGTGCCGTTCTGGAGCAGTTCATCGGACGCCGTGGCTTCGGAGTCGTTATCTCCCCATTCATCTACCAGCACGATGCGCCGGTAGAAGTCATAGGGATTGATGGACATCTTCTGCATGATCGGCGCGGCGTTCACCTTCGCCGTCCAGCCATGCGCGACACAGGTGCCAGTCTTGCCCTGATCTAAGACCGGACCCGCAAAGTAATGGCGATTCCCAAGAGGCAGGCCAGTCGGGAAGAACTGATCGCGCAACGGATCGAGCCGCAGCCGCATGGGATAGTTCCCGTCACGCGCATCAGGTGCCACGAGCCGCCCGAATCCAGGCATAAAGATCACTTCATCTCCACATGCGGCTTATCCTTGAAGTTCACCCACGCACCGCCCCAGGTTAGCCCGAGCGTCTGCGCCATCGCCCCGTATAAGCCCCACGGTAACGCTGGGCCCCACGACGGCACGCCAGCCACCACGAAGCAGCAGTCTACGGCATGGCCGAAGCCGTCAGCCTTCGTCTGATGATTGGATCGCCTCGTCACGCCATCGAGTTGCGTGACGATCTTTCCCGGCTTCGTCCGGCCCTGTGCATAGAGTGCCTGCTGCTGGCCGGTCGTTCGCACGCCATCGGTGACCATCATCTCGAAGCCGAGCACTTCCATCGCGGCCAGTATCCGCAGGATCTTCTCAGCGAGTTCAGGATGGACACCGGCCAGCTTATGCATTCACGCCTTGTCCCGAAGATGCTTCTGATTGATCTCTGGCGGATCGGTGTGCCTGCGGTGCTGATGCGTGGCTTGCTGCTGCGCGTCGTAATACGCATCAAGCCGAATGCGTGTCTGCCGGATCAGCCATTCTTTGCAAATCAATAGCACGGCGATAATGTCTAGGCCGATGCGTGTCACCATGATCTGCGGGAGGTCGTAGAACTCCCGTCCCTGCTCAGGCGATAACCAGTAGACGGACCCGATAATCAGCAGCACGATAGACACCGCAAAGAGGAAGGATGCCTGATACATCCTGGCGATTGTGCTATACCGCTTGCCGCCGTTAACCTTGTCAATCTCGATGGCTCGCAGGTCGCTTCGCACTAGACGTAACGCTGAACCAGACACGACAGCTCCGATAAAGGACAGCGGAGCCAAGGCGTATTTGAGCAGGATCAGTTCAATGATTGTCATCGGGATTGTTCCGCTTATGGGTATGGGGATACGTCATCCAGTCCAGCACTTTGACCCGTTGCCGGTATTCTTCTTCCCGCTGTTTCATCTCGCGGATCAGATCCACCGTGCGCTCTTGTTCATGTTTGTGATCAATCAGCATACGGACGATGGGGATCTTCAGCGCGAACTCCTTCAACGACACCAGCATGGTGAAGACGCCTATCATTTTTGCACTTGCTCTGCTAACCGCTCGTTGACTTTGATCGAGCGGTCAGCCTGATCAGCAAATCGCAGGGCTATACTTCTAAATTCTCGCTCACTCTTTTCGAGTTGCACATAGACATAGGCCGGCACAATCCATCCCTTGATAAAGGCGATGACCAGGACAATCGGGATGCCTAGCCGCTCGAGCCAGTGAACGAGGATGGCCGGGTCTATGTTCATGCTTCGATGGCTATCTGAATGGCAGACCCAGTAGGGAACTGCACAAGGAGTTCCGTCTTACCGCCGGTATCCTTCGTAAACAAAATAGCCGTATTCGCTATCGGTGTCGGTGCGCTGCCCTGCTCATGCAGCACGAAGTAACCCGCGACATACATGCAACCCGGAGCACTCACGTCTCGCGTTGTCGTGTCCAAGTTCGCGAGGAAGGTATTGGAGGATGTCACCGTTCCGTTCTGCCCGAAGACTGTGGCGCAGATGATCGTGGCTGGTTCGGTAATCGCCTCGAACACCCACGCGAGTCCTCCCGGCTGCACGGGCGTGCTCGTCGGAACGGCTTGCAGCGCCATTGACTCGCTGCTGGTAAAGACCACATCCGCACCAGCCGATGCACTGGTGATCGTCGCCGCGCCAGCCATCTGCACGGTCTGCGCGGTGTCCGCGCCTTCCTTCCGCAGTGTGTAGTCGAACGAATTACCAGAGCCCGGAGCCGTGGTAAGCGCAGCCACCATCAGCCCGGAGAGCGCCATCGAGGTAATCGGCGCTTCCAGCTCGAACGCAGACTCCGTGCCGCTCCAAGCCTCTGTATAGCAATCACTGACCGGGTAGACGTAATTGGTCGCCACGTTCGATGGAGACGACACGCAATGCCCCGCAAGGTTCCACCGGTTGGCCTCTGTCGCCTCGAATGTCACCGCACCGATGACATTGGCCGCTGTCGGTGTGCCGCTCGGCGTATGCTTGATCGCTAACCGATTCGCTGTGGATGTGGATCGCGAGAACGACTTTTTCTCGAATGTCTCCGCATCAGAGATCAGCAGCACCGTATCGACGGTTCCGCCCGTGCCGTCCTGCTTGGTGCCGTTCAGCATGACCGCCAGCTCGCGAGACTTCCCGGCCCCTGGAGTCGCGGAGAGACGCGCATTCATCCCGATGATGTTTCCCGGCACCGCCACGATGTCGATTTGTGGAAAGTCATTCCAGTCAGGACCGGCAGAAAACACCCCGCAATACTTCACACCGGAATTGGATGGCTGCGTGGCGTTATGGCCGAATCCGTAAATACTGACGTTGCCGGTTGTCTCGTATTCGTAGGAATAGAGAAACGTCACATCGGTGGGGAATCCCACGGTATTGACGATATTAATCAGGATCTCATCGTCTTCGGCAAACGCGATCTCGTTCGACGCATCGAGCACTTCCGTCGTGCCAGTCGCTGAAGTCACCGCACACTTCAGCGCCGTGTTCGATCCATTCTTGCGGATATAGATCGTCCACTCTGTGCCGCCAGCCATACCGTTCGCAATCGCTCGGACCTTGAGATTCCGAGCCGTGCCGTCGCCACCGGGAGGAATGATCTGCTTCGCGTCCAGTTCTGTCGCATCGCCCAACTGCGCTGGATAGGGCGAGAGCGCCGGGAAGAAGTTATTCCCCCAGTTCAGCGTCCGCATCCGCCCGATGAATTGCTGCTTCATGGGTCCGCGATGTGGCTGTTATAGCCGAAGGCCTGGCAGGATTCTGGATTCGTCGCCGTGATGCTGCTTAGTTCGCCGCAGACGACGGAGTTCGTCTCCTTGACATAGGTAAACGCAGAATCTCCACTAAAGGCACCGCCGCGATTGACCTGCACGGAATACTCAGGAGGCGCAGGACCACCGCCGCCGGTAAAGCCTGTGCCGACAGACGGAGGCGCACCGCCTGCGCCGGTCTTGTCGCCATACCAGATCGCATAGTCGTCCTGAAACTGTCGCCCGAGATTGGTCTGTGTGGCGTCAATCACCGCTGTCACATCGCGCTTCAACAGCCTCGGCCCGAAGTCGTAGCTGTTGATGTTGACGATGACGGCGTCATCATTGACGTTGCGGGACGAGATATTGATCGTCTGCTGCTGGCCGATCTGTAAGCCCTGCTCGAGCGTCGAATACTTCACCGTGATAATCGGTGCGCTCCGCTTCGCCAGTTCGGCATCAGCAAAGGCTTGTCCGGTAAGCTCATTCGGGATCGATTCCAGCACGAGCACCTTTTCCCAAAGCCCAACCGCCGCGATCTCGCCGGCATCCTCCGCGAACCAGATCCCCTCGAAGACGCCATCAAACTTGAAGATGGTGACCTCACCTGTCCCTGGTGCGCCAGCATCCCGCGTCAGCGTCTCCGCGACAGGGTCCCAGGTCCACGACGCCACATCGGGATCATTCGGCAATCGAAGCGTCTCAAAGATCGTCTCATGCGTGACGTAGCCCCACGTCTTCAGCACGGTATACAGCGGCACGTAGGGATACGCATCAACACCTTCGGTGAAAGTCTCCTCGCGCTCGACTTGGACGCCTGTCGGTAGCACTTTAAGGATGATCCGATTCGCATACTGATCGCTGCGTGCTGTCTCGACTTCGATGTCACTGACGACCGCATCGAGATCATTCCCAACGAGATTAAGCGGCGCGAGTTCAGTGCTCGGCTGATAGGCGCTCAGCTTCTTGTCGTAGGAGATCTCCCAGATGAACGGCTGGCCGGCATCCGCCGTGAGCGTCATCAGCTCAGTCATCACCGCATCGAATCGCTTGTAATCGTAGAACAGCTCTGGCATGGCCGGCCCGTCTACCTGCCCTGCATCCAGCGTCACGCCATACGTGGCTAGATACGTCGTGGTGAGCGTGGCAAGTTGCGACTTGAGCGTGCCTGCGGCCAGCGTCAGATTAACGAATCGGCGCTCCGCATAGGCGGTGAAGTCGATGGCGTTGACCAGTGTGCTGATACCGGGACGCTTCTGGCCGGCCTGTGCGCGTTCGCTGGGACGGTCTACCAGCCCACCGAAGATCAGGACGCTGTCTTCTGAGATCGTGACTTCTGCGCCCTCGGCTGGCCTGTAGGAGCGGTCTGCGGAGTCGATACGGAAGGATGCGGTGCAGCGTCGGTTCGCCGCCTCGGTCATACGGAACGAGCCAGCGATTAATCTATGCTCTGAACCGCCGATAGTTAGTATAAAATCCATCAGGTATGCCACCTCTGATAGACCTTACCAACCGCAGATTCCATAGATGGACGGTGCTTCGCAGAACAGACAATGCGCGAGGACGACCGCACTGGCTGTGCCGATGCGACTGCGGCACAGTCTCTATCGTCAGTTCTGGGAATCTTAAAAGCGGAATCAGTAGAAGCTGCGGATGTTTCGGCAGAGAACGCGCTCGAGACGCCAACACCACACACGGTAAAAGTCGAACACCTCTTTACGCTGTCTGGAATAACGCCAAGGCTCGCTGCTACGACACAGCCCACCATAGCTACCCGCGATACGGCGGAAGAGGCATAACCATGTGTGACTCTTGGCGCTATAACTTCGCTCAATTCGCACACGACATGGGCCAGCCGCCGTCTGGACTGATGATTGAACGCATCGATAATGACGGTAACTACGAACCTGGAAATTGCAGATGGGCATCTCCATCTGAGCAAGCGATTAACCAGAATCGTAACGCTAAGATTACGTGGCGCGGAGAGAGCCTCAGGCTCACTGAATGGGCCAATAAGCTCAACGTCAGAAAGAGCATCCTCAGAGGAAGAAAGCATCTGGGATGGAGCACGGAAAGGATGCTGTCGCAGCCTCCGCGTAAAAGTCCTACTAAGAAAAAGCGTCATGCCGGGATGTAACGCCTGACTTCGCCAGGGAGATACGGCACCGTCGCTGCGGCAATCTGTCGCCCGTCAATCTCGAAGATCACCGTTGATTCCTGACCACCGCCGACAGATCCGAGACGGCTCAGAGGCACAACGGCCTCGGGGCCAGCTTCACCGATCAGCGCCAGCGTCGGACGCCGCACGATACCGCCAGAGGCGAACTCAGGCACGCCTCGCGTGAAGTCAGGATTCGGCAGCTTGCCGACGTTGAAATCGACGTCGATTTGCAGATTCGGAATCTTGATACGACCGAACTCGTCCTGCACCACTCGCGCTGTTTCGGTAGCCGCTCGCTGTGTCTGCCGCATCCCCTCTGGAATCTGAGCACCGAAGACGTCCGCGATGGCGATGAGCACTTCGAGGATCTTTAGATTCACGTCCTTCATGTGATCGCCAACAAGACCCTGCTCCTCGGCCTGCCTTAGCAGCTTCTGCGTCGTCTCGTCGGTGATGTCGCCGTAGATCTGCTGCGCTTCCCAGAGCCGCTGTAACACCGGCTGCGACAGCGCCATCGCCTTCGCCACGTCGCCGCCCTTTGCCTCAAGATCTCTGAAGCTGGCTCCGATGTCTGTGGCAACCGTCTGGAAGAGATCAGCCGTGAGCAAGCCACCCTGCTGCAAGCCCTCGAAGATCTGCCCGGTTGTTTGGATCGCTTGCAGGATCGGCCCTGTCACCGCATCGTTGACGAGGCTGAACATCACGATCAGCGCGTCAATCGTGCCAGTGCTCGTCAGGCCGAACTTCGTGACGCCATCCTGGAGCACCTGGAACGTCGGCCCGAGTTGCTGGATGGCTCCGATAGCGTTCCCTGTTTCCTTGACCAGCCCCGCGAAGGCTGCGGCTGCGAAGGTGCCGATGCGCTCAAACTCGGCCTGTCCGACCTGACCCATTGCGGCCAGCTTCGCCTTGACGTCTTCGGCGTCTTCGTCGCTCAGCAGGTTCTGGAACGGCAGCGCGAAGGCTTGCGCTTTCGCATTGATCGCGTCGATGGCAAGCCCGATCCCGTCCATGCGCGTGGCGGCTCGCTCGGCTTCGGTGCCGAAGGCATCGAGTGCCGCTGCCGCATCAGTGATCGCGGCTTCCGCAGCACGGAAGTCGTTATTCGCCACGGTCTGTGTCAGGCGAATCCAGATGCGCTCACCTTCCGCGCCCATTTCAGAGAGACGACGGTGCAGCTCATCGAAGCCGCCGAACTCCTCTGCGAATTTCTTGATCGCTTCACGCCCGTTATCCATGCCTCGAATGAATCCGTAGACCGTTCCGATTAACCCTCCGATCAGGTGCCCCCAACCTGGCACAATGGAACCGCCTATCTTCGCGCCAGATGCCAAACCACTAACAGTGCTTTGTCGCTGCGTCTGTCCTCCCCCTGTCACATCATGCAATTCGAATGCGCCTGATATCAGCGTGCCAACTGTCTTAGCAAACTCATTCGCTGATTGTTCCAGGGATTCACCGATGCCTCTCGCGAATTCGCTGAGAAAGGCCTTGTATCCTGCGCCTTGCCCGAGCGCAGCCAATCCTCTGTCCACACCACGTGAGAACGCCTCCGAGAAGTTTTCAGAGAAGGATTCCCATCGAGTCATCTCTGGAATATCCGAAACTGCTGCGTCTACTCCTTCGATGTCTTCGCGTAATGACCTGAAGTCTTCCTTCGCTTGATCGGCCCAAAACTTGGTGTCGGTGTCTGTCAGTGCCTCATCGACATTACGTATGTCGTCACGGATAGATTGCAGTTCTTTAGCCCACGCCTCAGTCTCTTTGCTGGTTTCGATAAACGTCTTCTCAAGATCTCGCGTGCGCTCGTCAACGAATGCGATCTCATCCTTGAGAGATTTGATATCCTCTCGCAAATCCTTGGCGGATGACTTAGCCTTGTCCGCTCCTCCTGCGAGATTATTTCCCAGAGCCGATCCAGCCGCGACCGAGGACACGCCAAGGTCTACGGTCTTGCCTCTAGTGGCTTCCAGTTCTTTAGCAAGGCCATCAAGCGTGCCCTTGAGGCCTTGCAGTGTTCCGCCCCATCTTGTGCCCTGATCAATCGCGGTCTGTGTGCTAGTCGCCAATGTGCCGGCCACGCGACCTAGGAACTCATACGCTTGACGCGCCTCCTCGGCAGCAGCCGCATGACGCTTGAAGCTGGCTGGATCTAAGATCTTCTGGAGCGACTCAACTTGCTCCACGATACGGAAGATCGCCCGAGCACCATCGACTAGTGCGCCGAGAAACGTGTTCAGGATAATGACGAATGCCTGGAAGGATCGCTGGACAATATCGATCACGCCCACCAGACCGGACAACCCACGAGCGAATAGGATCACCGCATCAGAGACAAAGTTGAACGCATTGCGATTGTTCGACATGTGCTGGCTGAGCCGCAGGAAGGCATCGCCAACTACACCAATCGCTTTCGCCACCGTCGCATTCTGCGTGATCGCATCGCCAAGATTCGCTAGTAGATTTTTGTAGGTGGTATCAAGTTTAGCGACTTGGCCGGTATACGTTTGCGTCAGCCGTTCGGCATCTCCGGTCTGGGCAACAGTTTCTTTGAGGATGCCGTTGAACAGCGCCATCCGAACGCCAGCATCCGACGACGCCCGAGAGAGATCCTGTGCGCTGAACCCAGCTTCCTTGAGAATCTGCGACAGGTTCTTTGTGACGCCTGCGTTATCGACCAGGATGCTGTTGCCGTTCTTCACGCCTTCCGTGGCGCTCCGAATCGCATCCCCAAAGGACAGCGCCGACTGACGCCCGAACGCAGCCGAATCCTTGAAGGCATTCATGAGCTGCGTGGCTTGATCGAGATTGAATCCTGCCGCGAGGAGATTCTTGAGGCCGGTTGCGGAATCCTTTAGCGGTAACAGGCCGTCTGCTGACAGCCGTTGCGCGGCTTGCTTGGCGAGGTCCGCATCAGTGCCAAAGGCACGCGCTACACTGGACAGGCCGATAAAGGCGTTATTGAACTCTGACGAGAGCCGGATCGCGTCTTTGAACCCTTCCGCTAACCCTCTGGCGAGAGACTTCGCGATGTCTGTCGCAATATTCCCTATGAAAGTTCCGACTGCTGCTGCTCTAGTGGCGATCCCTTCAAAGTCGCCGGCAAACCTATCCGCAACGCGAGTCGCCTCTCTAAACTCGCTCCTAAACTCTGCGATGTCTGCCGCGACTCGAACGAGAAGACTGGCGACAGCCATCTATAGGAACCTGCTCACAGAGAGATCACGCTCGAGGTTTCGACCTAGCGCCTGCCAGCGTTCGATATACGCGTTCTGCTCTGCCTCTGCCGCAGGACGAATAAACGGACGTGCCGACATATGAACCGTGCCGAATTCCAGGAAGCGCCAATAGAACGTCTCGCGAGTATTGATCCCGATGCCACCACTTAGACTTGTCACGGTGCGCTTCGCTTCAATGCTGCTCTTGAGTGTGCCGGTATTGACTGCGACTAAGGACTTCGCCCGTTGCGCCATGGCGAACGACGTGACGTTGATCACGTCCACGCCTTTCGAGCGCACGACATCAGGAGCACTCACCAGCACGCGCTGTAAGGCTTCCATCCCTTCGATCTTCATCGTTACTTTAGCCATACCTTCACCGGATACCTCCGCAGCACATTGACGGATCTCCTGATCGCGTTACGGTCCTTCTCTTTGAACTGACCGAGCAAGGAGACTTGTTCCAACATCAGGCTTCGGCGTCGATCTTCTTCCCTGGTAAAAGCCGCATGCTTGATCTGAAACTCACGAAACGTCAGACGCCAGAACTGCCACGGCATGAGCGCCATCTCGCCTAGGCCGACTTCTTCAGCCCACTTCAACCATGTCCGAACATCTGGCGGTGCTAATTCGCGACCGCCGTCTGCGCGTTTCCCTCCGTCTCCTCGTCCTCGTTGCGGAACATGCCCGTCTCATCAAGCGCATCGTTCAGCGCCCGTCCAATCTTACGGAGGCTTTTTTTGTCCTTGATGTAACGGTCCAGCATCCGCTCGACCAGCTTCGGATTGAGCGTGCGGTCCTCGTGTTTGAGGCCAGCCCACAGTGACATAACCAGAGCATTCACGCCGAGCTGCGCCAGATCGTTGATGATGGACGCGAGAGGTTTGCCGTTAAGAGACGCCTCCAGATCCCGCACGGCTGCGAGATCGAAGTGCAAATGACGCGGCTTGTCGAAGTCGATCTGAATCACTGAGCACCTTCCAAGAGAGGCCGGCTCCTATCGCCGGCCTGTGTTGGTGACATTCCGCTCGCGTATAGGCGCGAGGTTTCTGGCTTAGATGCCAGGCGATGCGCCGACCGGCGAACCCGCCGAACCCACCTGGAAGTATTTCGTCTGCACACGCAGCTCGGCATCGAACGTCACCAGCCCGTTGACTTCCGACTGTGGGCCGCTGTAGCTGCCACAGGAACAGGTGCCGTGGATCATCGAGTTCATGTTGGGATCGTCCGGCAGATACTGGAACTCCAGATTCTGCTCGCCTTCGATGGCTGAGAAGAACGTCTCGACGTCTTCCGACCACATCCCGGACAGCGCATACGCCTTCGCGCTGAAGCTCGGGATCTCATCCTTCAGTGCCGATCCCACCGCGTCAGGCTGGAAGGTCGTCGCATCGAGGAAGTCGGTGGAGCCCGAGCCGTTCACGGCAGTCAGCCACGTCGAGATGTCGGTAAGCGTTCCAGCCGCATTGTCCAGCAGGAACCGAGTTTTAATCGCAGGATGCTTCACAAGACACACTCCTTCGTAAAGGAGGCATCTTCAGCACATGCGCGGCACGTTCAGAGACGTGCGAGGTATGTCTACAGCCTCGAACCAGTAACCCTAACCAGAACCAGTAGCCAGTAACCCTATCGAGGTCGTGCCCGAGCGTTTGCGTGACGATCAGCGGCCCATGTTTTGACATCGCCAGACGCGGCCATGCGCTGCTCGACTTCCGCGATGAAGTCACGCCAGAACTCTATGTAGCGAGCGAAGTCTATTGTAGCCTGACTGGGCGGTAAACTACTCACCCATTTCTCCTTCGCCGTCAGCGTCCCGCGCATAAAGCGGATCTCCTGCGCGATCAGATGGACGGTCGCCGGTGTCATGCGGACTCCAGCGTCTCACCGCACGCAAGGCACTTGAACCGCTTCGGATTACCGAACGTCGCCACGCTCTGCCGCCGCTCCTCGGGATGCTGGCACCCGAGCGCCTCCTGCACCGCCTGCACCGCGACTTCCTCCAGCGCAATCAAGGCGTCCACCTGGGCCCGAAGGGAATAGAGCTGCGTCAGCCTGACGTTAATCACCGGCATACACCCGGACGATCACCGGTAGCTGATAGGTCGTCACGCCGGCCAGCGTCTCTTTGAACATCGGCTGCACATTCACCTCATCGATCCACGCCGAGGCATAGAAGGACACCAGCAACGACGTGCCCTGCTCGAGCACGGCCAGCACGGCACTGATGACTTCCGGTGTCTTCTCGACGCGCTGGCTGAAGGCTTTGATCTGCACGGTGCAGTTCCAGCACCAGCCGTCACCACTCGGAGAAAAGGTGTGATTCGGCGTCTGCGTCCATGCGCCAATGGTGATGTAAGGAAACAACTGCCCGAGCGGCACATCCCCTTCGTCATAGATCGCAGGACCGCCGCCCTTCGCTGTCGGCTTCGTCTGGATGATGCTGGTCAGCGCGGAGTCCGCCTCGAGCAGCGCAATGATTGCGGCCTGGAGATTCGGCGTCACAAGCTCGTAAGGCATTAGCCCAGATCCTCCTCGGCTACGGGCCGATTCCCTACGATGCACGTCAGATCGATCTCGTCCATCTTGTCAGATGGGATCATCGTCAGGATCTGGAACTCGCGCTGCGTGTGGCATTCCTCAATCAGCACGAGGTCGGAATCGACGTCGGCCCGATACCGGATGTTGATGGAATACAGCGTCTGCCGCGTCAGGCCACCAGCCGCTAGACGCTCCTGCTGCTGGAAGGCCAGCGGCACAGGAGCAATCTTCGCCGGAATGCGCGTGGCGATATCCTGCGCCGTGCCATCGCCCCGCGTGCCTTCCGGTGCATGCAAGGTGATGCGGTGACTACGCTCGCCAGAGGCTACAGACACGACACTTCCTCATACGGAAAACTCAGCGTCTTCGGACGCCAGCCCTTCCGCCTCGCCGCCACGATCTGCTTCACGCCGGCATCTTCCGGCTGCTTCCGCAGATAGCGCGTAGTCGATGAATCATCCTGATACTCGTAGCGATGTAACGCATCCGTCAGGATCTCGATGGGCGCAACCTTCGCGCACCGCCTGCGATATTCTCCGTCTGTTCCGTAGTGCCCAGATAATGCTTCATCGTAGCCGCCAACCTTCCAGAACATCGAGCGTGTCATCAGCCAAGAGTTCGGATGCGGTGCGATCTCGACCGGCGCATCCCCTCCGCGCACATCGAAGCGACGGAAGGCATAGATCACGTTAGGATCATGCTCACTGTAGATCACGCTCCGTAGCGTGGCTTCTGGAATCATGTGATCCATGTCGGTGACAAGGCACCAGCCGTCCGGTGCATGATGGAAGCCGATGTTCCGAGCCGCGAGCCAGTTCCAGCGGATGTCGTCGTGCAACCGGAACAGGCGAATGAAGTCCTGCGCTCGGCCTCTGAGCACTTCCTCGGCGGATCTGTTCGGTGAGCCATCGTCAACTACGATAACTTTAAGATTAGAAGCAACGTCAGCAGACAGTCGCAGTGTGAGCCAATGATCTAGTTGCCTCGACAGAAACCTTGAGTTCTCGTAATACGGCACGATCACCGTCAGCGGCTTCGGCATGTCGCGCCGTGCCATCTCCACGATGGGGAATCCCGCGCACCAGAGCTTGCCCATCAATTCCACGCCTCCGCAAACCAGGGATAGATCTTTGCCGCCTTCTCGTTCTTCGGGATCTTCGCCAAGATCACCTTCGCGCCTTCGGGCACTCCGTCCTTGCACTCCGAGATACGCGGGAACCATTCGAGCGGCAACCGATCCGCCCGAGGCATCTGCTGCCCGATCCAATCCTGATCGCCCCACATCCGATTCATCACGGACGGCGTCCAGTTCTTCGACAAGAGATCATTCACGCCGGCATCCCAGACCATCACCGAACTATTAAACCGCTTGCAGACACCTAAACGCCCTCGCCCTCGCCAGCTGCCAGAGTCAGGGATCAGCGCGAACGGTGACGGGTAGTCCACAATCGGCTCGAGCGCATCCACGATCAGCGTGTCCAGATCAAGATACAAGACTCTCCCGGTAAACCGGCCCGGATCGAAGAGATGAATCTTTGACCACCAGCCCTTCACCCCAACAAACGGTGTCGCCACAGCCATTGTGTCTATCCCCGGCAACTGATAGCCGTTGTCGGTGAGGCACACAAACCGATGCGCCCGCTGGAAGTGCTTCGATACCATCGACCGCAGCCGCGTCACGTAATGCACCGGAAACGGCAGATGCCCGTTGACCCATACACAGGCGACCGTCATCGGAACGGCGGCAGTCCGAGCAGATACAAGATCCCGAGCACGACCGACAGCGCCAGCACCACCGACCGCGACGGCTCAGTGATGTGCAATAGACCGAGCACGAGATAGATCACAAACAGCCCGAGGATAACGACACAGACTTGGATCACTGGATTCATCGCCTGACTCCAATCGCATAGGCTCGCTTCGGGAGCACCTGCAGATACTCCAGTTTGTATTCGTGGTGCAGCGACGTAACGGCTACCGATACCTCACCGATATGCACGTCGTCGAAGATGCAGAGATCCCCTGTCTGCTGGCGCTGCGCGAGGAGCACACCTTCCTGACGCACGACCGACCCGGAGTGCTTGCCGTCTACGAAGGCAATATGGATGCGCTCAGGATGCGCCTTCAGCCAGTCGATGCCGGTCGATTCTAGAAACGTGATGCGGGACGCTTCCGGCCACGGAGCCAGGATCTCCGCCAGCGTCTTGAGCCCATCCACTTCCGCCACAGTGTTGCGCCTGACACGCGCTGATGGCGGGAGGACATCCACTGAGAACACTTCAGCAGGAAACTCTGCATCATCAGCCGCCATCACTACTACAAGCGCAGAGAATCCCTTCGCGGTTCCGATGTCCAACGTGCGAACACACTCCTCTGTAGTAGTCGCTAAGTAGTTCCTCACAGCCGTATACAGCACGCGACCATGCTGCCAGCAGGGAGCCGCATCCTTGAGCGGACAGGCCAGCACACGCGCAGCCGCTTCCAGCCGCTCTCGATCTACCGTGAAGCCCATGCGCTGCTCGAGCGCATCCACCATCGGATACGACTGCTGCCGCTCCAGGTCGAAGATGCGCTGATAGTCCTCGGCAGTGGCTGTCGCTGTGGCGAGTTTCATTCCCATTCCTTCGGCACAAAGATCTGATCCGAGCCCATCGTCTTCGCGTGCCGATAGCCCTGACCATCCAGCCAGCCAATCACATCCGCCGCCGTCAGGCCGACAAAGCCGAGGCTCTTATTGATCTCGCAGACCACAACGGGCCGACACCGGAATAGCGTTTCGACGGCTCCGCGTAACGCCGGCAGCTCACCGCCTTCGATGTCCAGATAGAGCAGATCGCAGACCGGCAGATTCAGATCGTCAACGCGCAGCGTCGGGATCGTTCCATTCGGCACGGTATAGCCGATACCCTCGTGGGCATTCGGTTTGCCGTCACGCCGTTCTCGAGACACCTTGATTAGTCTGCGCTCGTCACCGAGTGCCGCCTGCATCTTCACGATGTTCGACTCTGGCGCATTGTGCAGCAGCATCGGCCACAGGTCCGAGGCAGGCTCGAACGTGTAGACCGTCCGAAAGTAACTCGCCAGCCGCTTCGGATAGATCCCCAGATTCCCGCCAGCCTGCACGCACGCCTGACGGCCACGGCAATACGTTACCGCGTCATCCACATAATGAATGTCACGCTTCATCAGGCCGAGCATATAACGCGAGCCCTGAAACAATTCCCAGCGCCACTTCCGGCCCATTAGCGGTAGTGCTCCCGTATCCAGTCGATCTGCTGCGAGTGATAACTCCACGGATCGTGCTTGCCGTGAAAGACCACGACTCGCGCATCCTCTGGCAGTCGCCAGCCGTTTTTGGAGATATGCACGCGATGCGAGTAGATCCCGTCCCGCGTGCCCCACGCGGCTTCGCCGGGAATGATGTAACTGAGCCAGCCCTGATCCGATCCCCGACAGCCCTTGCGGTGCGCCAGTCGCGGCGAGGTCATCGGATTGAACTGCGTCCACACCTTCGTCCTCGAGCCGGTCTTCAGCATCCAGAGTGAGCCGTTGTAGAACTGCGTCTTTGGGAAGTCGCTGTAACCCCAGATCACGAAGTCGTCGGTGCGGCTGAATAGTGGCGTCAGATCCTTCACGATAACCACGTCCAGGTCGATAGCCACGAGCCGCTCGCCAAAGATCTTCCCGGCATCCGGCGCAAAGAGCTTCAGCCGGCGGTAGCAGCTCGGATTGTGCGAGCCGCTTGGATTCTGCACGTTCGCATAATCGTCCCACATCGGCACGATCTCGATGCTGCTGTGAATCCCTTTCGGCTCGTCCGTCACGCAGATGTTTCGGTGCGGCAGAAGATAGTGCCGATCCACCATGCTGAAGAGCGTATTGACGGTCGCCGCATCGTAGCTGGAGCGGTAGTTGTTCGCCTGTGGCTTCCACTTGAACGTCACGATAGACAGCATCAGGCATGCGCCTCACGCTTCCGTTCGCTGCCCTTCAGATGGCTCACGTATCGTCCGACTGGCGACAGGCTCATCACGTCATCTTGCGACGTCCACCGCTCCTGCAGATGTGAAGTCATATCCAGCGCCTTCACCTTCAGCGCCTTCATGCCAGCCTTGAGCACATGACAATCCGTCCAGCCGCTCGTCAGGGCTCGAAAAGTCTCGTCTCGATAGGCATCCCGGCACCAGCGCAGGAGCGGCAACGCTTCAGGGATACGGAAGCCCACATAGCCCGTCTCGGGATGCATCTTGCCTCGACCGAGATACGCCACATCCGACTTGCCGAGTAACTTCACCGTCCATCCAGGCGTCACCTTCGATTCCAGCACGGTATCGCCATCGAGCCACGTCAAGACGCCCGATCCCATCTGTTCAGCCGCATCCAGCCAGACGAACGGCTTCACCGCGAACCGCTTTGCGTTCCACAGATAGCCTGTCGGCTTATACCAGTCCATATCAGGCGCTATCTTTGGTAATCGATCTCGCGTCTCGAGCCAGCCAGGGATATCCGCCGTCCTGAGCAAACCGCAGCCCTTGACCGTCGTCGGCCCATCCACGTAGACGATCAGTGGACACGGCCAATACTTCCGAAACTGCCGCGTCATGCGCTTGCCGTATTGCGCTTCGCCTTCCGGCGAGAAGCTGGTGACCACGATCTCGGTCATGCACGACGCGCCTTCACCCAATAGGCTGCAGGCGAGAGCGGATCGCCAATCGTGACGAGTTCCTCAATGACGCAGGCCTTCAGCAGATACCGCACGGCGTATTCGGTGAACCGCCAGAAGTCCTGCGGGGCCCTATGGATCTTCTGACGGAACGGCACACCCAACAGCAGCAGACCGCCGCGCTTCACGATCCGGTAACACTCCCGCACCGCAGCCCAGAGGTCATCGACGTGCTCCAGCACGCCACTGACAAAGACCGCGTCGTAGCTTTCATCAGCCACTGTCGGCATAGAGCGCACGTCCAGCACCAGATCGCATCCCGGCATGACTTCTGATGTCGTATATGACGTCGCTGCCGTGAAGTAATCTCGGTAGTGCTTCTCGGCTCCGTCCTGATCCGTCGAACTCCCAATAGACAGCACGTCTCCGGTGATGGTCGCAGCCCATCGCTTTAAGAGCGCGTTACTGGCCTTCCGTTCAGGGCTCATAGCTCCTGCGGTTTCCACACGCCTGTCATTTGGCCAGTGCCTTTCTTAATCAATCCTTGACACGCTTCCACCGGATCGACATCAGGCGCATTCTCAAAATGCTCTGATATGTCTATGAACGGCAGAGCGTCTTCCAGTGACATCAGCGGGAATGTCTCAATCGCAGTTCTGCGTGTGCAGTTGATGACTTCGATCCCGGCCTTCTCGAGCGGCTCAGTCATCGCGGAGAATCGCCGCAGGAAGATCGGATACTCAGACCGGCTCCGATTGCGGTGATCCTTATGCCAATGCTCCTCTTTGTTCGGCCCGACTTGCATGTCATAGCCAAGCAGGATGATGCGCTTCGCCCCGAGATGCACCGCAAGATTGATCGCGGCGTATCCAGAGTTCAGGCCGTAGTTACAGAGTGCCTTCGGATCGAACGAGATCCCCTTCGCGTCATGGGCTCGCCGCAGGACGTTGACATCCGGCCACATCCGCGCCGAGTGCGAGAGCGAATACTTGAGCCCCTTAAAACTCGGCACGCCCTTATGCCAGTGCCACCAGCGCCCGTCATTCGCGTGGAGTACATCGGCCCACGGTGCCAGCTCCCAATTGTTATTGATGGCGATGACATGCGCCCGACCGCGCACGTAGTTCACATCCGCTTCGGTGAGCGACGGACCGCTGGCGATACAGACGACCGTTTCTCCCGGCCAGAGTTTCGGCACCGAGGCATAAATGCGTGGGCGCGGCTTGGCAGGCATGATCAGGCCACGGTGGGATCGCGGAGGCGCTTCAGATACATCCGAACGTGATCAGGGATATCGCCGTCGGTCAGAACTTGCCGATCCTTCTCGGCGTCATCGCCCCGGAACCGCGTGAGGTAGACGAACATGGCAAGGATAGCCGCCTTGACTTGCCTCGGCGCATTGCCCTCATCCCACGACAGGACCGTCTCGAGCCACACATCATCGGTATCTTCGACGCGATTATTGACGTAGTCCAGACAGACCTCGTGCGCGATCTCTAACCGTAGATACAGGTCCGCATCTTCCTCAAAGTTCGACGGATCGATTCGCGCAGCCTTCTTGGCCTGTGCCAGCGTGACGATGGACGGGAGCGGCGAGACCATCAGTAACCCTGCGGTCCTCGCGGACCTTCCGGCCCACGCTCGCCACGGTCACCGGCCAAGCCCTTCTGTCCGGTCTTGCCCACATCGCCACGCCGAGACACCATCACCCAGGCACGAGAGGCCGCAGCCGGCGTCCCTGGCTCCGCTTTCGTCTCCTCGATGGCTCGCCACGTCGAACCAGCCCACATGACTTCCTCAGCAATCTTGTAGACGCGGCCAGCATCCCACTTGCCACGATGCACTGGGATCGGCAGATGGATCGGAAACTCTTTGCGATGCACGCCACGCTCATAGACCATCGTGATGGTCTGCTCACCGTCATACGTCACGGTCAGATCATCGAAGCCCATCCCGTGCAGCCCGTCCCGGCCATCGACGCCATCTCTGCCGTCTAAGCCCTTTTCGCCGGCTGGCCCTTGAATGGATGCGCCCGGTAAACCTTCCGGCCCACGTTCGCCCTGTGGCCCTTGCGGACCAATAGGGCCCTGCGGTCCTTGCACAGATTGCCCGTCGCGGCCATCCCTACCGGCGACAGACGCCACTTTCTCCAGCACGGCAATCCGTGCGAGGAGCGGATTCGTTGCGGCTTCGATAGCTGCGCCGACGATCTCGGCGAGTTGATCAGGCTGCATTGCGTCTCGCAATCTCTGCGGCTTTGGTCATAATCGCGGCGTAAGCCTTCGCGGTATCGTCCACAGGCGCAGGCTCAGGCTGCGCGGCTGGCTGTGGAGCCTTGCTGTTGTCACTCGCGAACGGATCCGGACCTTCGTCGCGCTTCGCCAAGGCTTCAATGCTGTGATCCTGGTGCTGCAGATAGACCTGATCGCCGCCGGTCATCGGTTTCAGATTTAGACGCTGCCGTGACTCGTTGATGGTCTTGATCCCAGCGGCGTCCTTCTCGGCTTTGATCTGTGTCGCGGTATCCATCCTGAGCAAGTCCTCGAGATCGAACTCGACACCGAGCCTGCGGCCTTCCACCTTATCCGGCGACAGCCCGAGCCCCTCATCGAGACACAGCTCCATGCTCTCGATGTGAAACTGCAAGCACTGCGAGTAATACTGCTGGTCTAAGGCTTCCACGTTATTGTACGAAGGCGGATTGCCGATCCCGACCTTATACGCCGGCACATGGAACGCGGTGCAGACGTTCTCGGCGGTCCACTTCAACTGCTCGATCAGTTGCGAATCGTTCGCGGTGACGGCCATCGCTTCATATTTCAGCCCGTCCCCGAGCACGGCGACTTTGCCCATGTTGTCGCCCACAAAGTTCTCGTCCCAATAGGCTTTAACCCGCTGCGCGGCTTCCGGCGTGATCGCACCAGGAGCCGTCAGCACGCCTCCCGGCTTACTGCCATTCGCAAAGAATCGAGACGAGTTGTTCTGGATGCGGAGCCCTTGCACCGCCGCAAGGCCACAGGCGTAGATCGGTGACACGCCCACGAGCGGATGGAACAGCGCATAGCCAACGTCGTGAAAGATCTCAGACGCCGGCACGACGATATCGGTCATGAGGCTCGACAGGTTATCCGTCTTCAGTTCGTAGTAGACCGAACCGTCAGGAGCCACCATCGGGCGCGTGCGCGTCGGATCGAGGATGTAGGCCGCACGCACCACGCCTCGAGCGTCACGCGCCTTCAGCGCATACGTATTCCCGTGAATCAGCTTCGACGCCAGCCACCAGTAAACGAATTGAATCCGGTTCTGATAGCGATTCGGCTTGCGGAGGAACGGCGAGAACGAGGCCGACTCCACTTCATTCCAGATCGTATTGGCGTCCTGCTCCACCAGCCGCAGGCGCATCTTCGACACGTCCGAACAGATCAGCGTCAGGCACGCGAACGTCGCGGAGAAGGCGAGAACCGTCTCGACGCTTTCTTCCTGGTTCTGCTGCCACGCACCGCTGAACGGCTCGCGCACAACAGGCCACCAGCCGCCCCGGCTTTCGACCGAGGACAGGTTAGCCGGTGCGCGTTTAGTAATGGTGATGTCGTAGGGACCGAGTCTCATGCTACGCTTTTGATGTCCAGAACCAGAACGCGAGACACGTCATTGGCCCTAAGCAACACGCCTACAGTCTCCGCTGGAACTTGCACCTATCTGGCACCGAATAGGCGGACTAAATCGGTGCATTATTAGCCTTCCGCCTGCATGTCTCGCCTTCGATAACGCCTACGTGGCGCAGGTTCGGGCTCTGGCTCCGGTTCAGGAGGAGGCATCTCGCGAGTCTTCACCTTGCAGAGACTCACCAGCCCTTTGCGAGCCAGCAGGAGCGCCTTGATGGGAGGATCGATGACGAGGATCTGACCCTTACGGCCTCGGATGCCGTCTTCGGTGAAGTCCTTAATAGCAGTGACCGTAACAGCAGGCATCAGACCTCAGAGAAAGAGAGACGGACGGCCACCCCAGCAAGAATGGCCGTCCGGTATTCAGCGACTACGGAGAGCCGATGGAGCCCCAGTTGACATCGTCCATGTAAACGACGGCGTCAGCACGGCGCTTCTTCCAGTTGATGAACCGCTCAGCCCTCAGCGCAATGCTGTTGGTCTGCCACATGCTCACCATCTGCGTCGCCGTCGCTTCCGCCGAGTTGTTGGTCGGATTGTCCAACATCTGCAACGAGGCTTCGCGGCTGGCATCCACCGTCACCGAGCCATCATCCGCGAGGAAGATCTCTCGCTGATTCAGGGCAATGACGAGGTTGCCGCCACCGCTGGCGTTCGCCGCATACTGCGACGTGATGACCGGGATGCCGTTGATGTTGCCACCGCCCATGCCGAAGCCAGGGAACTCGGGCTGACCCAAGCTGTTGACCATGAAGGACAGCGCGAGTGCTGCCGTGGTCGGCATGATGAGCGCCACGCCGGTCGGATCGATGTTCGCCTCAACGAAGGTTGACATCAGATTCGCCAGATCGGTTCTCGCGTTGTCGGCTGACGTGCCAGCCGAAGTCAGCGCCACGAGCCCGTTCGTGATCGAGGCTGGCTGCACGCCGGTTGTGCCGGCTTCGGCAGGATCGATGAAGTCCCGGTCGATACGCTCCACCAGCGCATCCCGCAGGCCGTCACGCACCAGCATTTCAGCCGATGGCGTGGAGAACCGTGCCAGCTCCTCGGTGATGACCGAGATTGCCGCCACCTTCGTGTAGGCCAACAGGATCGGCGCAAAGCCGAACGCGGTCAGCGGCTTCGGGCGACCTTCTCCGACCCAGAACCCGTTGCCGCCGTTCGTCTGCTCGATGACCCGGATGTTGAACGGGACGTTCCGCAGATTCAGCTTGCCGATGATGGTTGCCGGTCGGAGGTATTCGATGAACTCCGACGCCAGATTGGTCGGATCGACCAGCGGCAATGCCCAGACGGCCTGCGTGGTCGTGCCGGCGGGAACTGCGGCCTTCAGATGGGCGTGCAGTCGGTCATCCGAGGGATACATCTCCTTCGCGACGTCATGCACGTTCCGGCTGTCCATACGGGCGACAACCTTCGCCTTGACCGCTCGGGCAAAGCCGATACCCTTCGGCATGTTTTCCTTCACGGAGACATGGCCGATGCCCTGGCGCGAGGCGCCTGACTGCTGCGACGTGCCGGCGACGACTGGAGCGGCCTTCGTGATGTTCACCGCGTCGAGTTCCTTCGCGTCTGCGAGTTCTTTCGTGAGCGATTCGATCTCTTTGCCGAGCGTGTCGAACCTGTCTCGCTCGTCGCCGTCTTTCGAGCGGCCCTCTTCTACGGCTTTGGTGTGAACGCCTTCGCGCTCCGCAGCCTTTCCCGCAATCGTGGCTTCCAGATCGCGAATCTGTTCTGAATACGTCTTCATGGTCGGTGCTTTCGGCTGTCCGTAATGGACGGCGCGAGTGCCGGTGTCTCCCGGCGTGTGTAGACGTGCGGCCTCGCCTGTCTCGGCAAGATCCTGCGCGTCAATGGATTTCACGAGCGTGATAGAGGCGTTCTGGTGCGCCGGGATCGTGACGGCGGAAAGCTCGAGCCATTCCCACCGCTTGAAATGCACACCGAAGCTGTTTTTAATCTGCTCCGACTCCAACGGTCGGAAGCCAATCGACAGACCTCGGACGAGCCCCTTCTTGATGGAGCGCCACGCAAGGTCGAGATGATCCTTGAGGAGTCCAGGCTGATCGTCGCTTTCGATCTGCACCTTGACCCGGATGCCTTCGTCCGTCACAGCCGCGTGCGTGACGTGTCCGATAGCCGGCATGTTCTTGCCGTGCTGCCACATGAACGGCACCGGCAACGAGAACAGAGCGCCTTTCGGCTCTACGATGTCCTCGGTCCTGTCCGGTGAGACATGCGTGGCGATACCTTCGATGGTCCGAAGATCATCGTCAACCGATTTCAGTTCTAATAGGGAATAGGCGCGATTAGACACCGCATCTAGTGTGCGGCTCAGCGTGAACTAACTACATAGGGTAGATTGCCAAATGTCCACAAATGTCCATCTAGCGTGTGCCGACAATACGGATTCTGCCTCCTGGCGTCCTGCGAGTGACCAATGCGCCCTTCGCAATCCAGCGTCTGACCGTCTTTGGATTGACCTGTTCGACCTCGGCAAACTTCTGGACGGTCCACTCCACACGCCGAGCGCCCTGCGGACCGACTATCACTAGAGAGTGCTCAGACACGCCCATTACCGGCCTCCGTAGATGAACATCTGATACTCAGGCTCTTTCAGCACGCCCGATGTAATAGCGTCGTTCCGTGCTTCATTGCTCAGCACAGCCGCGACAGCCAAGTCGATCTTATGCGGCGAGTCGTTTCGCTCTTTGCGAATCATCCAGAGCGGTTTGCCTTGATCGTCGCGCAGATTTAGTTCTTCACGCCGTGAATTGCCGATGTGGCGCTCTAAGCCCTTACTCCCGTCATGGCTTAACGTCCCTTCCTTGATGGCAGTGTCAAAAGCCTCTAACGCTGCCGCCATAGGCCGGTGACGGTTTGTCCACCACTCGATAACCCTGTCTTTACCGTAGATGCCAGCCCACTTCGCAATCCACGACTGCCAATAGGGCGGATCACAATACATCCGGCAGACACGATAGCGGCCAAAGAGATCCGCCAGCACCGCTTCGACTTCTTCAGTCGGCACCTGCCACTCATCGATCCCGAATGGCTTCTCCCATAGGCCGGCCATCCACTGGTAGCCGGTCACAACATCGGTCGCCACGATCCCGGTTGAATCGCGGAACATCGCCCCATCAAAACCGACAGTGATCAGCGCATTCGGCTTAACCTCAATGTCTGATTTCAGTTTCTTCCAGGCTTCTACGTTGAACGCCTGAGATCCGCTCTTAACGAGACGGTTGAGCCACACGCGCTCCAGATAGGTCCGGTCTGATGTCGGATCACGCCACTGCTCGATGATGCTCTCGATGTCCGACCATTCCGCCGCTGGCCCTGAAGCCTCTAGCACTGCGGCCCGAATCCCCTGCTCTGTTGTCAAGTCATGCTGTGGCGAGGCTTCTCGATGAAAGAAAAACAACCTCGAATCTGAGATGCGACCATCAGCCACCGTCCGCGCATATTCCATCGTGGCTTCTGCCACTGAACCAGCCCCAGGCTCAGGAGCCGTGGTTGTCTCCAGTGTCCACGCATCGGCTATCTTCCGCTTCGGGAGATTCGCCTGCATGGTCTGGTGCGCCCGTATCAACCGTGGCAGCGTGAAACGGTGCGTCTCGTCAAAATGCTGGAAGGTCGTCCGCGCACCGTCTCTCGCATCCGGCGCTGTCGCCAGCCCAACAGCCTTGCCGTCACCGCCATTCCGAAGGATACGCTCGAGCCCAATGTCAAAGTCATCCGCTAGATCGCTTAGTTCCAGAATGACCCGCAGAGCCCCGTAAGCCAAATCCTCTGACTGTTCCTCGGTGTAGGCCACCATCGGGATATACGGATCTTTGACCGATCCGCCCATCGGCTGCTTGCGCTTTGACCAGCCTATGCACCGCACCGGAGCGTCTTTGTGGAGCTCACACGCTGCGATCCAAGCCGCTAGTTCAGTCTTGGCAACACCCTTCCGCAATGACAGCGCGGCTCGCTTGAACCTTCGCCGCCCTTCCATGAGATGCCCTTTCGGGAACACCTCATACATGCGGTAGATCAGACCGCGCTTTTCCTTGTCGATCTTCGCCGGCTCGCCTCGGAGATCCCCAGGCCCAAATACCAGATGCGCTTCGATGAAATCACACACCTGCGGTCCTAGTGTCGGATACAGCACTTCATCCACTGGAACCGTGAGAATCACTTCACCGCCATCAAGGTCCGTCTGGGATCAATTACGGCCCGTTTCGGCACTTCCGGCTTCATCTTTGGCGCATCCTCCGCTCGCTTGATTTCCCACTGCAGTCTCGAGCGGTCTAATGGAGAGAAGCCAAACCGCTGTTCCTGCAACCGAATCTCAGCCATCACCTGAACTTGAGGCTTCGCATAGAACTGATCCCACAATAGCGCCAGCCGGCCCAATGCATCCACGTCCGTTGTCAGCCACTGGGACGCCATAGGGCTCGCCCACGCATGACTCCAAGCTTCCAGCGTCAGCGGATGCCACACGCGAGCATCTGGATTCGGAATATCCGGCACCTCTGGCTGCTCTGGAGCCTCCAATGACGCAAATCCAGCCTTTTTATTGGTTCGCTGTCTCAAGTGAGCCGGTTTTGGTGGCGGTCCTGACATTTTCAACCCCTACTATATGTAAAAACTACATTCCGCAACCCGTAGACGCTTTAATCGAGG